CCATCTTTCTTTTGTTACGTCACCAACTGGAACACAGTCTTCGAAGTCACTGGAAAGATAGTGCGGCAATCCAGCGGGCGTTTCTTTACCACGACCCCGAGGGCCTCTGTCCAACCACTGTCTAACGGTTGCGTTAGCTGGTGCTTTAATTTCACCAGCCTCAAGTTTGTCTTCGAGCCATTTTGACATCGCAAAATCGGTATTGTACTGCATGTCATCAGTTTTAGGACAACCTTCTTGTTTTGCTTTAACATCCGGTTGACCAAATCCTGCATATAAATGTAGCCATTCACCTGGGGCATGTTGTCCTTCAATAGATTCAAGTGCATTTTTCACGTCAGGTGCTACAGAAATTCGACTCGTAAAATCATCTTCTATAATGTTCCCTTCATCATCTTCGTAAGGATAGCGTGGCAATCTTGGAGTAAAGGTGAACGAATCCTCGGTAGACAGCTTTGCAGATGATATGTGAAAAAACCCGAATACTTTCTTAAGTTTTTCAGCGTCTACCAATTGTGGCGATATTCCTTCATAAAGAAAACGTTTCCACTTCTCTTCCCACGATTGTTGTTTACGCATACAAGTAAGTAGTTACATCAAATTGGATACCTGGTATACTCGATCAATGGGATTCCTAAGTAAATTCTTTAAAAAGAAAATAAAAAAACCGACAAGGGAAGTTTTAAAAGAGCTAATTCCTGGCGATTTAGTTTACATTAAGTTTAAAGCACCTCCCGATATTGGAATTGTCAGTGGACATGACTTATCATTAATGAGGCTAAACCCCTTAGAAGCCTCTAAAAGAGAAATTGTGGGCACAATTTCTTTTAACAAAACAATGGAAGCTCCTTTGTTTTCTAGAGTAATTGAAATAGTAACCTTATCAAGTCCAGATATGCCTGGCAAAACCAGAAGAATGACATTCTTAGAAGATGAAATTGAGATTGTGAGGAAAATAAAAAATGAGCAATGATGCTAACGAAAACACATTTGGAGTTGACAATAAAGTTGAACTGATCGGGTATTATGGATCAGACCTGACTCATGCCTTGTCCGCTTGGACATCCACTTCACGTGATCTTGACACGGTAGACAAAAACGGCAAAACAAAACGAGAACGTGCTCCAGCATTACTCAACATGTTGGCCTCTGAGGGCCATCATTCTCCCTTTGAAAAAAGCTCACTGCATTTTTTAGTGACTTCAGATATCGCAAGCCACATTCATATTTTGAAACATCGTGTAGGAGTTTCTGTCAATGGAGAAAGTGCAAGATACAAAGAATTAAAAGATGATAAGCTTTACATGCCCTTGGAATGGCCAGAAGAAGAGAAAGAAAATTATCTTCGTCACATGGAAGAGACATACAGAAATTATCACAGATCATTAAAGTCTCTCACAGAACACTATATTTCAGTTGAAGGACTTGATAAGCGAAATGCTCGAAAACGTGCTAAAGAGTGTGCAAGGTTTTACTTGCCTTATGGCAATCAAATTACTTGTGATGTAATGTTTAATTTTCGAAGTTTTGCTCACTTTATTAATCTTCGATATAGTAATCATGCACAAAGAGAAATTTGTAATCTTGCAAGACAAATGCTTGAGCAGGTTCAAGCAACAGGAGACTTTGACGAAACATTAAAAGCTTTTGGATTTGTAGACAACAATGGTGTAATCGTTCCACCATTTGAATAATGGTCAAAGGCGAACTCAAACGTGAAATCAAACGAACTGCTTTGCAAATAAGACTTCTTGAAGATGCACTTTTGAAGTTCGCTACACAATTGAAGATATCTACCCTCAAACCTACAGGCGCCCTATCTTCGGTAACCAAATCATATGCTGATCTTCAATGGTTAAAGAAAAAAGTAAAGTATTTGAAAGTATTGTTATGGATAGAAGAAAAAAAAGAGGATACAGATTGATGATTCAATCTGGACTATCTGAAGAACAGTTTGAGGCTGCAATGAAGTTTGCATCAAACTGGCGTGATGATATGGAAAAAACAAACTTCTCTTGGAAAAATCGAACAAGAGGTGGGTGGGCATCTGAACTCAGACGTCATGCTTATGGATATGTTATCAAAGTGGATGGTCATGGACACCATCGACATGTCTCTTCCCAATCAGAATCAGCAAACTTGCTGTTCAGACGTGTATCTGTTAGGCGACGTATATTCGGCATTGTAAAGGAAGATGAGGTTATAAAGGTCAAATCCGATCCTGAAAACGATCCGGGCTGTCCTTGTCTTCGCTGTACTCGCTTGGAAAAGTTTGGTTGGAAAAATGGAACAGCTCCAGAAATGTACACACTTTTCGAATTTGGGGAAATTGAAGGCCAATGAATGAACGGATAAGAACTTGGTTTTATCTCAATACTTCTCCAGAAATGCGACAAGATATGAAGGTCATATACAAACTAGATGAAAAGTTTTTTATACCTTTTATCGAGAGAGCGGGAGCTGAACACATCCTGAATAAGAATCTCAATTTCAGATTGCAATATCACGGAAGTAGTATGGGAGCTGATAGTTTAACTCATCATCATATGTCTGTTGCTATTATTCAAGACAATGAAGCAATTTACAGCGAACAATACACTGTAACGAATAGGACAGCGTAGATGAATAAAACTCAAACTAATTTTGTAATCTTTAGCAAAGACAGAGCTTGTCAGTTACATGCTTGCCTTGAGTCCCTGAGTAAACACTTCAAGAGTGATAAAGAACCAACAACTACGATTATTTACAAGGCATCTACACCAGAGTTTGACAATGGATATGAAAAACTAAAACAGTCGTTTCCAGAAACTGATAATTTTGTTTGGGCTCCCGAGAAGGATTTCAAACATCAGACCGTTAAGGCAGTGCATGGATTTCCATGGGCACCGTCACAATTCACAATATTTCTTGTGGACGATATTATTTTCGTCAATGACGTCAATACGTCTGATAAACAATTTGAACTTATTAGTAATAATTCAATGATCGTTGGCATAAGTCTAAGACTTCACAATGGAGTAAATCATTGTTACGCAACAAACGAAATTCAAAACGTACCACGGTTTGTAAAAGATGTTGTTTGGGCCTGGGATCAATGTAATGGCGATTGGGGTTATCCAATGTCAGTAGATGGCAATGTTTACAACACTGATTTCATTTCTTCTTTTGTTGACAGTCTTGATTATTACAATCCAAATACATTTGAAGCGGCTCTAGACTCAGTTAAGCATCAAACAAACATACCGTCATATCTTTGTTGTTATCCAGAAGCTCCCAAGCTTATTAATGTTCCAGCCAATCGAGTTCAAAGTGCATATAAAAATCGATATGCAAAAGGATACACAGTTGAAGAGTTGAATAAATTTTATCTTGAAGGTAGAACAATTGATGTTGATGCTTATCAAGGTTTAAAGCCAAACACGGTTCATGTGCCAATCGATCTTAAGTTTAAAGATGATAGCAGCTACAATATGCAAGTAGCATTTACAGGATAAAATGTACATTAATTTTCGACGTTGTATTCAAGAAGCAGGCGGACGCCTTTCAAAGGAGTAATTCATATTGGTGCTTTTGAGACCTGATCATATTTAATGGACATGAAATGTATATTTGAAGGAAATGCTAATAAGGGTGGTGTTTATCAAATCACAAACAAGATTAATAAAAAGACCTACATTGGCAGTGCCAAATGCTTTAAGAAGAGAGCTTACCAACATCGTTCCGCATTGAGAAATGGGAAACATCACAACAAACATTTACAACGTGCTTTTAACAAGTACGGCAAAGAAGCGTTTGAATTTAGAGTGTTACAAGTGACTGAAGGCAATAGAGACAGTAGACTAAAAGAAGAACAAAAATATCTTAATAATTTTCTTCTAGAAGATAGATGGAATTTGTGTTATAATTTATTAAAACAATCTAATTGTGGAAATGGTTTCATCGAAAACATTGGCAAAATACCTTGGAATAAGGGAAAAACAAATATCTATTCCGAAGAAACCCTACTAAAAATAAGCAATTCTGTAAAAACAAGTGGAAACCCAAATTGGGGAAAGGCTCGTTCACAAGAAACTAAAGAAAAAATTGCAAAAAAGAATAAAGGTGAGAAAAACGGAATGTATGGTAAAATAGGAAAAAAACATCCACGAGCGAAGTCATACAATCTTCTATCTCCCGAAGGAAAGAATTTTAAAGGAATTGGTCTTAGAAATTTTTGTAATGAACATGGATTGGACCAAAGATCAATGTGGAGAGTCATTTCAGGTCAAAGAAATCATTACAAGGGATGGAGAAAGTGTAATTAATGTATATTTCAATGAAACAATGTATTGAATCAATTGGTCATCCAATACGTGGAATTATTCACATCGGTGCGCACCGAGGTCAAGAGGCCGAAGACTATGCTAACAATGGCGTGAAAGAAGTTCTTTGGGTCGAGGCCAACAAGAAAATGATGAAGCACCTTTATGACAAAACATGCAATGTGCCTACCAAGTCACACTACTTTTGCGCAACCCTCTCAGACAGGGATAATGAAACAGTAACTCTAAATGTTACCAATAACGAGCAATCGACATCCATCCTTGAACTTGGAACTCATGCAACTATGTATCCCCATATCACCATCTCGGAAAGGATACAGGTTCAAACCAAACGATTTGAAACTCTTTGGAGAGAGAATGTAAATGAAATCGATTTAGACTCTTATGATTTTGTAAATATTGATGTACAAGGTGCGGAATTAAAAGTTCTAAAAGGCTTTGGTGAAATCTGGAATAGAGTTCCTATTAGAGCAGTATATGCAGAAGTTAATTTTGAACATGTTTACAAAGGTTGTTGCTTGGTTGAAGACCTCGACGAGTACCTTGGCGAATTTGGATTCCAAAGAGTGCTTACAGCCGCCCCTGAAGGAACATGGGGTGACGCCTTATATTTGCGGAGAGTCTAAATCCTTACCTGATCTTTGCAAAAGATACCGCACTCTTGTCCATTTTAGGAAGCAGGATCACAATCGTTTAGTAGATACCGGTTATGTTTATGCCCCATGTGTTCCATTGATTGTTACGCCGACGTTCTTGAGCGGTAGCGGAAAGACAAAATGATACATAAAGGTCCAGATTCCCAAAATTAGAATGAGCACATATGTAAGAAAACAAGATCTTGCAATATGGAGGAGATGAATGTCCGAACAAGAAACAATGACTGAAGAACAGCAAAGAGAGTTGCGAAATTCAATTTTCGCCGCTAAGAAAGCAGCTGAAGGTGCGCAAGGAG